AATATGGTGTAATTACCACATGAAGGACAAAAATTCATTTGATATTGAGTACAGTTTACATCTTCTTCTATCCAAAATACAAATCCGGTATGATGCGGTTTGTTTCTATGTCTATATTGACCAGACCATGGAGTACATTGAATAAGCGTATGTATTGTCCTTTTTTTTATTTTTACTGCATATCGAATGGTATCATCAAAAGCAAAACTTTTGATGATATCAAGAAGTTCTCCCGGAAGGTCAATTTGGTTGACACATAATTGTTTGGTGACAGGCATCTCCATTGTAATATTGTATATTTATTTTTATTTTTATTTTCATTTCAATTTTTAATCAAACGTAACTGCAATTTGTATAAATTCTTTTTGAATATTTTTAATGGCAGATGGTGATAATTCATGACGCGTTTTACGAGTTTTATGGTCAAGTGGCTTTTTTTTTGATGTACTATTGCGCAAATTCATGTCTTGCTCAATTTTTGCATATTCAGATTCAATGTATTCAATAATTTCATTTTCCAGTACCCATTTGAAAAAATTCAATTGACCAATCGTAGTTTGAATCAGAGTATTGTTCTTGTAGGGGATAGTAATTTTTTCCCATCGGCAAAAAGGGTCAAACCGCTTCTTAGAATAAGCTTTTAATTTTAATTTGTAATCATTGTACACCTTGAAACGTGTTCCATTGGTCAATGTATAGACAATATAATTCTTTTTAGCATAATTAGTAACAAACCAATCTAAAATTCGCAAAGAAATAACCGAATCACCGTTTAAAATTTTAAGGATTCGGTCTAATTCTTTGTAATGGTTGGATTCATAAAAAACTTTTAATTTGTCTAATAATAAATCATTTTGTTTTGTATAATTCATAGTTTGCCTCTGTTATATTATTTAAATAAGTTTACTTCAAGGATTTAAATATTTTAATCTATAAAGTAATATGTTACAAGATTTGTTAAGTACAGGTGCGGCTGTATTTATATTGTGTATATCCTATCAACCTGAACTACATCGTTCTGTTTATTTATTGCCCGTATCTTATTTTGTATATGATGTATTGTGTAATGATATAAAAATGGATTTTAAACTACATCATATAATTACATCTTCATTTAGTGTGGTTGATTTGATGTATCCTTATACACCGGATTTGAGGATAATATTGTCTCGTCTAGAATGGTCTACATTAGTATTGAATGCAATACCTTATGTACCTAAAACGTTTCAACCTGGATTGCAATTGGTGTTTTTTGTTTTATTTTTTAAATTTCGTATTGTCGATTGGTATATTGTATTCCAAGAATATTCATTGTCAACGATTCAAATCGTACCTTTATTAGCGTTATACAGTTTAAATTTATATTGGTTTGTACTTATTTGCAAAAAAATAGCAAAATCATTAAAAACGATGGATTTAAATATAGTAAATTATCAAATTACATCCTATATCATGATGGTAAACAGTGTATTGATGCACGTATGGTATCCGACGTTAACAATACTAAATGGAATATCTGTGTTACTAGCAGTATCTAGTTATTTGTATCATAAAGAAATTGCTTATTATTATTATGGTATACCTACAATTAAATCGAACTGGATATTATTGGATGTAACTGTGGTCCATGTATATCAAGCTGTTTACTTATATATGCTTCAAACGGGGTGGAGTGTGGTTGCCTTATGCACACATTTTATGAATTTATTGTACATTTATAAATTTTTACCTGAAGATATTTCATTAGCATATATGCCGTCATTTGCATTAGATGTTATGTATTTGTTATATAGTAATCCAACCATTGAGTTATTTACTATTTCGTTGTTGATACTTTATATACATGTACTCCATCCTTTTTATGACGTATCGTATGTAAGTACTCATTTAGTCTTATGTTGGTATATACAATCTAGAGTGAACCATTTATTGCAAAATTAAGTTCATTTCATACTTATTTTTATACGTAAAATAAGTATGAACATTCATTACATGTGGAATTTTAAACCGAATGAGAAACGTTCTTTTCCACAAGATGTGATTCAACACAACAAAACTTATATAGATAATTATTCTATCCTAACTCCTAGTAGTATCCATAGATTAATACATAATCCTATATTTCCTGAAATAGCCGACTTATATTATAAGATACCTCATTGGGTCATTCAAGCCGATTTAGTACGATTGTTGATGGTTTATTTTAATGGAGGCTTCTATTGCGACGCAGATTGTTTCATTCAAAAAAAATGGGAGACCTCATCGATGGTCGTATTTACAGAACATGTATGTAAATCTGTAAATGAACTAGGTCCTAGAGAATGCAAACATCCAGATAACGTAGTACGTATTGCTAATTTTTGTTTTGGGTCAACTACAGTACAGCATCCATTTTTAGCAGAAGTGATTGAAGAATGCATTCGTAGATTGAAACAAATTATGTCTGAAAAAAATAAACAATTAACTCAACGCGATGTATTATGGATGTGTGGTCCTGATGTTATTACCACTATTTATCATCGAAGCAAACACAAGTATGATATAACGTTATACGATACCAGTTATTTGCAGCATAAATGTTATGGAAGTTGGCGATAAGTTACAACTGTTTTTTCAATTCTTCCAATTCGTTCAACCACATTTGACGTTCCGTCGTAGAAGCCAACAATGCTTTTTCTTTGGTCAACTTGGCTAACTCCGCTTCCAACTGTTTTACATTTTCATCCGAAACACTGTCCATTGGCATTTTAATCAAATAATGGTAACTTCCTTCATGTTGGATTAATCCAAAAGCAGACAACATTTTTGTAATTTCATCTTGTTTTTTGTTTCGCAAATCAATCTTTCCTTGTAATACTGCATGAATGTATTTTACCTTGTGCGTGATTTCAACCAACAGTTTCTCCAACTTTTCTAGTAAATATTGTTTGCGAACCGTGTACATCTGCAACCTAACTTCTGCATATTCGTCGATAATTTCATACACGGTCTTGTATTTCCGAAGTTGATTTTTAGCATTGATTAAATGCATGTTCGTCGTACTAATGCTTGTAGTCAATTTCAAATCGGTTTCTATATTACTTGTTGGAGCAAGCAACGTCACTACAATATGAATATCTACATCCGTACTTTTATCCGTATAGTCTTTAATAATAGTACCCATGGAATCTTCTAAGAATTGTTTGTAGGTATCTGTCCACATACCAATCGGAAGTTCTGTAATTGTAACTTGCAATTCTTTTACTGAATATACACCTTTGATATTATATTTGCCACTTCCTTCCTTCTCTTCTTCAATCGTACCTTTGAATCCGCGGTAATAGGGTGTTATAGTGACAGTTTTAGATTCGAACAACAGCATGTTGCGCAGATAGTCAATTAAATCTTTTGGGTTATAGCATGGAATTTTGGTACTGAAACCAGTTCCAATTCCGTTACAACCGTTGGCTAATATCATAGGAATAATAGGTCCGTAAAACTCCGGTTCAATACTAGTACCATCATCGGATAAATACTTTAAGACATCGTCATCTTCTTTTCGAAAGATATACCTGGTGCATTTGTTCAATTGAGTAAAAATGTACCTTTCACTAGCACTATCTTTGCCACCTTGCAACCGTGTTCCAAATTGTCCGTTGGGGTTCAATAAATTGATATTGTTGGACCCTACGAAATTCTGCGCCATGTTCACAATAGCACCGTTCAAACTGGCTTCACCGTGATGGTAACATGATTTCTCTGAAACGTATCCACTAAACTGTGCTACTTTAATTTCATGGTTAAGAGGTTTCAAAAGTGCACAGTAAAATATTTTGCGTTGACTAATTTTGAAACCGTCCATCATGTTGGGAATGGACCGGTCACAATCGTATTTGGAAAATTTGATTAATTCTTTGTTAATCAATTCCGTGTACGAAATATTGTGCACGTCTGTATTCAAATTTTGTGGTGTAAACTGTTCCAACCACGTTTTACGGTCGTTGGCACGTTTTTTATTGAAGACCATGTCCAATTGACCGCAACACTCAGGTGTTCTGGTAAAATGAACAATTTTCTTGTTTAGGAAATATTCTTTGAATTCTTTCGCGGTACTTGTACCTAATCCTTTGTAAAACTTTTCACTCCACCCTTTTGGATTGGTTTCTTTCCATTTGGCGTGTTGCTCTTCATTGTAAAAACATTTTTCTTCTTTTCCTTTGGTCGCTTTAATAATAGGCGTGTTCATGAAACCAATGAAATCGTGGCACGGTAGGAGAGACGGCCACAAACAAGCAAACAGATTAATAATGAGAGCTTTAATGTGACTTCCATCTAAATCTTGGTCGGTCATAAACAATACATGTGCATAGCGCAATTCACTAATATTTTCAGGAGTGTATTCCTTTCCATACTTCAATCCCATAATAGTCATTAATTCTTTGATTTCTTTGTTGTTGCTAATGGTTGTTATGGATTCATCGCGAACGTTCAGCAATTTACCGCGCAACGGATATACTCCAAATATGTTACGGTCTTCTGCCGTAAAGCCAGATAGAATGGCAGAACGAGCTGAATCTCCTTCACACAAAATCAATGTGCATTTGGTAGATTTGGCAGTTCCTGCAAAATTGGCATCAATCAATTTTGGAATGCCGACAATTTTACGAGTTTTGCTACCGTCGCTTGTTTTTTTGGCAGCGACCATTTCTTTGGATTTGGTAATGGTCAACGCCAATTCCATGATACCCTTTTTTGCAATTTCTTCCACAAATTTATCGGACAATTCACACGTAGAACCAAACGAGGAACTTGGTGTGTTGAGGTAATCTTTGGTTTGACTGTCGAAACTAGGATTTTCAATAGAACACTGGATAAACAGCATTAAATGTTCTTTCAATGTAGTGGATTTTACATCCACTTTCTTTTTTTGTTTTATATAGAGAATAAGTTTACGAAGAAGTTGGTTCAAAATGTAATTCACATGGGTACCACCTTTACCGGTATGAATACCATTTACATAGGATATGGATACAAATTCTTCATTCGGGGATTTGCAGACAACCACTTCCCATCGGTCGCACGAGAACTGAGAACGAGGCATTTCTGATTTAGGTCCTACAAACAAATCTACATAGTTGGTTAATGATTTTACAGGGACGACCGTTCCGTTGTACGATACCTTAACGGATTTATCAGTAAGAGAGGCAATATCATAAATACGACGTTCAATCAATGCCAGCATGGTTGGTTCCAACCCAGGCAATTTCAATCGGGCGTAATCGGGTTTAAACGTAATACTTGTGTAGGATTTCTTTTTGCACGGTTTAATTACAGGAGGATTGATTGTTTTCAAATTATCGGAAAAGGTTTGAGTGTACTTTAATTGTCTCGTTGAATCTACACATTCAATGCTGGCAAAGGTAGACCAAATGAAAACTAGTTTTACACCAAATCCATTTTTTCCACCGACGATTCGTTTTTCTTCCGTATTGAAATTACGCGAAGTGCGCAAAGTAGCAAAAATGAGTTGCGGGATATACATGTCATGTTCAGGATGTTTTGCAATATCAATTCCTTCTCCATCATTGATAATGGTGATGGTGCCATTATCAATGAGTACTTGAATATGAGTGACTGGATTTTCACTTGTTTTGGTACGAATATGGTGGTCGTTGGCGTTCACAATCAATTCATCAAACAATTTGAGTAGTGCAGGATTGTAGTGGATAGATTCCATTTGAATTTTACCTTCTTTCAAAATCCAATTATCTGTTTCTACATTTTCAACTGAACCTACATAGGTGTCTGGATTGAGTAGGACGTGGTCGTGCTCGTTGCGCATAACATACTGGGAAAGGTCGGACATTGTATACTTCTAGTCATTAAATGTTGCTATATCAATTTTTTTTTGTTTTATTTTGCTTTGCCTTTTTGGTTTTATTTTGCTTTGCTTTTTTGGTTTTATTTTGCTTTGCTTTTTTGGTTTTATTATTCGGTGTATAATTTAAAAACCATTCTTCATATTCTCTACTTTTTGGGTTTAATTCTTTACGTTTTTTTGTTTTTTCATCACGAATATCGGACAAGGTAGGTTGATTTCCGTAACATGTTGTACTAAATCGTTTTAATAACCCAGATTGTTTCAAACGGTTACGTTGTTGAACCTTAAACAACATGGTAGATAAACACATTAAACGGTTTATATCATAATAGGGCCTCTCCGTATACATAAATGCCATGTAAAAACTTAATAACGTATCAATAGTGCCAACTTTAACTTTTGAATTACCAATTTTAATTTCATTATAACTATGGCATGCAGTAGTTTTATAAACAAAAGCAATAGATTCATTGCCAATTTGTATAGAATAGTGTTCTGCTACTAATTCGCCTATAGGTGGATAAGATTTAATGGTAACTTCTATTTTTTCTTTTTCAAGTTGTTTTTTTACACGATTGCAAGTTTTAATAGGGTCTAACGATAATACATCAAAATCAGGTAAAGACTTTACTTGATAGGAAGGTAAATATTTAGAATAAAGAGCATTTGCATATCCTCCAATAAAAACAAGATTTTCGTCTATGAACGATTTTTTTACAATATCAAATATTTTTTTTTCTGTAATATGGTATTTAGTTTTCATTTCACGTTGAATTATTTTACATTTTTGAATTTTCAAGGGATAATATTTGTTCAATAAAATGAGCCGTTTCAATACTTTTTCCCATCTATCTATTTCTCCGTTAGGACGTGACAACTCTAAATACATACTTTGTCGTAAAAAATTGGCAGGAGCGTACAATAGACCTTCTTTTACTATGATATCTTTCAAAAGACTATCAAAAATTTCAGGATGTAAATAAGTAATGTCAGCAACACCAATATTATTTACATATAATTTAAAGGTTCCATGATGCACACCTGCTTTTGATTCTACGTTAGTAAACCCATGTTTAGTGTATATATCAGCTAGTTCTTTTACATCATCTAATGCATTTTTACTAAAAAAATCATAATCAGGTATTTCATAGGTATAATTATAAAATCTATCTTGTTTAGGTAATATGTTGTTAACTGCTGTTCCACCGTAAATAATTAATTTTTTACGTTTGATGAAACCTTCTACAATTTTAATTGTTTTTTTCGTTTCGGGTGATTCTACTAATATTTTACCTTGTTGTTGTTCAACTTTATCTTTATTCATTCTTAAAATAGCTAATTCACAATCTTGAAATGCCATACTTGGTGAACATACCATACTATATGAATAGATTATTTTAATTGAATAATATAAGAATTTCCAGATTTAGTACATGAACCTATAATTTCTGGATTTACTTTATTTTTCTTAATATCTTCCGTATTATACACATGGGTTTCATCGATATAATACATAATACCGCGATATTCTTCGGCCCATATTGTTTTTTCTTTGAACGCAGGTTCTTGTTTTACCATAATTCCATGTGGAAGTCCTTTGGTATGTGTTCCACAATATAAACACCCATCTTTTTTACGACGGGTGCATTGTTCTCCTTCATGTCCACTTCCTTTAGCACATCGAGCTTCACATCGCGAATCATGCGGAACACAATTTTTAGCACGTTTACGTTTGCTAAAATCTGATTTAGAAATATCGACGGGTTTGGTAGATTGAACCCATTGTAACAAAGTTTGCGTCAAATCACTTGGTAATTTATTTATTTCCTGTATGAGTTGCTTCGTATACGTATCATTTTGTGAGTTGATTTTATCTAAAATACGTCGTTCCATAGTGTACAAACTATCCTAATTCTAAATGAATATCAATTTTTAAAAAGAGTTAAAAAATAAAAGAATGAATGTTGTATGAATGTGCAAGATATGAAAGAACGAATTGAAATAATGCCTAAACATTATCAAATTGAAATTGGAAAATTATTGATTGGTCAACATAAAATTG